GGCGAACTGAGGTCAGATTCGGTAAAAGATAACCTCATTTGGAGTAACTCAAATGGCTTACCCGACAATTTCAGGCCCTTATGGTCTGCGCCCGATCAATTTGATCGGCGGTCAGGTGTTTGCCGGAGCCACTCGTCAGCGTCGGATTGTAAATTCCAGCGCATCGAGTATTGGTTTTGGCGACCCTGTGAAGTTTGACAGCAACGGTTGCGTTGTTGTTTGTACTGAGACAACGGCTGCTCCAGTCACTGGATTTGCTGGTGTGTTCATGGGCTGTACGTTTGTTTCAGCGGTAACTGGCCAGCCCACGTTTTCGCAGGCATGGATTTCAGGTACGGCAATTGCAAGCAATACGTATATCGTTGCTTACATCTGTGAAGACCCGGATCAGTTGTTCCAGGTATGCGGCGTGAGTGGAACCACGGTTGTATCGACCACATCAGGCTTTACGTATACAGACATCGGTCTTAACGTAGCCATGGTCGCAAACACCTTGAACACCACGACCAAGGACAGCCGTTATGCAGTGGATATCGCAAGCGGTGCAACAACTCAAACTCTTCCTTTAAGAGTCATCGATGTGGTGCCTGATACGGCATTCACTTCTAGCGGTACTCTGTACTACCCTGAAATCATCGTTAAGTTCAATGCTGCCTATGTGGTGCAAGCGACTGGCGTTGTAACAGGTGGTCATGCGTACAACAACCCAGTCGGACTGTAAGGGGAAACTTAAATGGCTATTTCACGCGCACAACTACTGAAAGAGCTTCTCCCCGGCTTGAACGCATTGTTCGGTCTGGAGTATGCTCGTTATGGCGAAGAGCACAAAGAGATCTACGAAACGGAGACCTCTGAGCGCTCGTTTGAAGAGGAAACCAAGCTCTCTGGATTCTCGGCTGCACCGGTCAAGAACGAAGGCAGTGCGATTGCTTATGACAACGCACAGGAAGCTTGGACTGCTCGCTACACCCATGAGACGATCGCTATGGGTTTCTCGATTACCGAAGAGGCAATCGAAGACAACCTATATGACTCGCTCAGCTCGCGTTATACCAAGGCACTCGCACGCGCCATGGCATATACCAAGCAGGTGAAAGCAGCAGCCGTATTGAACAACGGATGGGCATCTACCGTTACATACGGTGACGGCCAGCCCCTGTTCTCTACATCGCATCCTCTTGTATCCGGTGGCGTTAACAGCAACACGCCCGCGACCCAGGCAGACTTGAATGAGACTTCGTTGGAAAACGCAGTCATTCAAATCGCAGCTTGGACCGACGAACGTGATCTGTTGATTGCAGCTCGCCCACGCAAGCTGATCGTTCCTCCTAACCTCCAGTTCGTGGCAACGCGTCTGTTGGAAACCGAACTCCGTGTCGGCACCAACAACAACGACATCAACGCCATCAAGAACAATGGTTCAATCCCCGAGGGATACACCATTAACCACTTCTTGACTGACACAAACGGCTGGTTCCTAACCACCGATGTGCCAAATGGATTGAAGCACTTCGTGCGGACACCCATGCAGACTGGAATGGACGGTGACTTTGACACCGGTAATGTTCGCTACAAAGCCCGCGAACGTTATTCGTTCGGAGTAAGCGATCCACTTGGCATCTTCGGAAGCCAGGGCGCTTAAAGAAAAGGGGGTATGAAAACCCCCTTTTTTGTTGTATGCTTGTACCACTAGGATTTAACTCATACCGACTGACCTAGCAGACTTAGTAGAGACGGTATGGGGATGCGCTACTACGCGGAGTTAACATGGCTATTTCTACCTTTGACGGTCCAGTACGTTCGCTGGGCGGTATCTTTCAACAAGGCCCATCAACCATTGTTGAAATCACTTCAAGCACCACACTAAATCCAGTTGCCCATGCAGGCCGGATTATTTCAGTTGGTGGCACCCTTGCCGCTAACGTGGTCCTGACACTTCCTGCAATCAATACCTCGGCTAACGTATCTTCGTCTGGCCCTGGCAATGATCCCAATACGGCTAACAACGAGGGCGTTGTATATACGATTTGGGTGCCCACGACGATTGCAACATCTTCGTTGAAAATCGGCACAGACGGCACTGACAAGTTTGTCGGTACGATCCTTGGTGTTGATACCGATTCTTCCAATGCGCTTGTGGCCTATACGGCTGGCGCGACCAATGACTTCATTAACTTCAATGGCACGACCACCGGTGGTGTTGCGGGCTCTTGGGTCCAGATCGTTGCTATTGCTGCGAATAAGTACATGGTCAACGGTATTGCACTTGGCTCTGGCTCGGTTGCTACGCCCTTCGCTGATTCCTAATAGGAGAGGACCATGCGTCCTATAACGGTATCCAAAACGGCTTCTGGATCAACGAACCCTATACCTATGTTGCTATTTGTGACGCCTTTCAATGTAGGTATTGGTGTAAAGGTGAGCGGCACCGTGAACTACACTGTGCAGCATACTTTTGATGACGTATGGGCAAATGGGTACAGCGCAGGCTCAGGCACTTGGTATGACCATGCGACGCTTGCGTCATCAGCAGTAAATGCAGACGGAAACTATGCCTTCCCGGTAACAGCCATAAGGCTTACGGTTAATTCTGGATCTGGAACGGCAACTATGACAGTGGTGCAAGCCGGGGTTGGACAGTAATGACTGTTGGTTATTCTGGTGTTTCAAATCAGGCGAATACCTCGTCTGGTTATGCACTAGGGGTATCAGCCGCTAATACCAGCACCTTGGTAGGTCTTGGTGTTAGCGGTCCAAGCGTCATAGATGATTTTGCTGGTGTTATACCGCCATCTGGAAGTTTTATTATTCTTGAGACTTCTGGTTATCTGGTTCAAGAAGTTGGCACAGCCCCAAATAATCGATTTGAGTTGGAGTGATCATGGCAGATACCAAGATCTCTGCATTAACCAGTGGCAATCCGGCGCAATCAACGGATGAAATTCCTGTAGCGCGTAGTGGTGCTAACTTCAAAATCACGGCAGGAAGCATTGCTGCACTCGGCGGTGATGTAGATGGTCCGGCATCATCGGTTGATAATCAGATTGCTTTGTTTGACAGCACGTCAGGAAAGCTAATCAAGGCCGCAACAACGACGGGATTACTAAAAGCTTCTTCTGGTGTGATTGCAGCGGCATCCGCAGGCACTGATTACGCAGCAGCCACAACGGGTACAAATGCTCAATTGCTAGCAAATGACGGCTCTGGCGGCTTTGCTAATGTAACCGTCGGATCTGGACTTTCCTTATCTGCTGGAACGTTGACTGCAACGGGCGGCGGCGGTGGATTTAGTCCTGTAACAGCAGCGATGATTTTTGGATAGGAACAACTATGGCAGCTCCAAATCTACTTTCACCGACGACGATTAACGGCAAGACCGTAACAGTCGATTTATCAACGACCAACGCAACTTCAATACTGAGCAATGCTGCAAGCTCTGGCAAAGTCCTAAAGGTCAATGCCCTATACGTTGCCAACGTGGATGGCGCAAGTAATGCAGAGATTACGATCAACTACTACTCTGCTGCTGCGCTGGGTGGCACGGCCACGCAGATAGCATCAACGGTTGTTGTGCCTGCTGATGCAACGCTTGTGGTCATTGATAAAGATGCTTACATCTACTTGGAAGAAAACACATCTTTAGGCGCTACGGCTGGCACTGCAAGCGATTTGAAGGTGGTTTGCAGCTACGAAGATATTTCTTAGGGGTAAGACATGCCCAGAGGTAACGGCGGGGTCATAGGCCCAGCAAACATACCCACAGTTAGCTCGGCCAAGGGTGTTTGGTCGCTTATGGAGCAATTCATTGCTCAGAGGCAAGGCATATGGCCACCATACAACTACACCGTCGTCCAAACCTTTACCGCTACGTCTACTTGGACTTGCCCTACTGGTGTTACTAGTGTTGAGTATTTGGTTGTGGCTGGTGGTGGTGGGGGTGGCAGTACAGGGGGTGGAGGCGGAGCAGGTGGTTTTCGTACTGGAACAGGATTATCAGTTACCGCAGGAACCGACTACACGGTTACTGTAGGGAGTGGCGGCGCTGCTTCAACAGTTGGCGGTAATTCAATATTTTCAACCATAACATCTGCTGGCGGCGGTAGAGGTGGCGACGTAAACACTAATAATGCAGGCGCTGGTGGGTCTGGTGGGGGCGGCGGAAGATCATCTAGTGCTGGTGTATTACCTGGAGGGGCAGGAAACACGCCTTCTACATCTCCTTCACAAGGCAATACGGGCGGAAGCAGCGGGGCGCAGGTTCCAAATTACGCATCCGGTGGCGGAGGTGGCGCGTCTGCTGTTGGAGATACTGGAAATAGCGTAACTCAGCAATCTGGAAATGGAGGGGCAGGAACAGCATCTTCAATTTCAGGGTCTAGTGTCACCTATGCAGGAGGCGGTGGGGGCGGTGCTGGAACGCCAGGAGGTTTGGTTGGCTCAGGTGGTGCTGGAGGTGGTGGGGCTGGTACCACAACGACAAACGGAAACGCTGGTACTGTAAATACAGGTGGCGGCGGCGGTGGTAGTGGTACCACACCATATACAGGCGGCGCAGGCGGCTCCGGCATAGTAATCCTCAAGTACACCGTACCAAGCCAAACCGTATTTACGTTCAAAGGCACTACTAAGTGGACATGCCCGACAGGTGTAACCAGCGTTGACTATCTTGTGGTTGCGGGTGGTGGGGGAGGTGGCAAAGATTGGGCTGGCGGCGGTGGTGCTGGAGGTTACAGAGAGGGAACGGGTCTTTCTGTAACAGGTGGAAATGAATACACGATAGTAGTAGGTGGCGGTGGAGCAGGAAGTAGCGGTTCTCCAACTAATGCAGGTCTGATGGGAACAAATTCTTCTTTTTATGGTTCACCTATATCCAACGACCCATCTATTTCAAATGCTTCTGGAACCGCATCTTCTATCTCTGGAACCACTCTTACCGTCGGGGGAACTGTAACGAATACGTTTTACGCTGGCATGGCATTGTCTGGAACAGGAGTCGCTGCTGGAACGTTTATTACTGCTTATGGCACAGGAACGGGTGGTGCTGGTACTTACACAGTTAACGTAAGTCAAACAGTTTCAAGTACAACTATTACTGGTGCTTTAAGCGGCATTAATGCTTTTGGCGGTGGCGGTGGAGGCATCATTCGTTCTAACGGAAATGCTGGTGGATCTGGTGGTGGAGCTGGCGGAGACAATGCAAACTCTGGCGCAAAAACAGGTGGGTCAAGTGTATATCCAGGTTCTCCATTTATTTCGGGAACTAGACAAGGATACGATGGTGGTGGGCAACCAGGAGGGCCAAATATAGGAGCAGGCGGAGGAGGCGGCGCAAGTGCCGCAGGGGGTGCAGGAACTTCTTCGTCTGGTGGTAACGGCGGCGCAGGACAATTGTCTACGATTTCCGGTTCATCAGTAACTTATTCTGGTGGGGGTGGTGGCGGAGGTTACAGCCCTAACGGTGTTGGCGCAGGCAGCGGTGGTAGTGGTATTGGTGGGGCTGGAAGTGCATTGGGGGCGGGTGGCAACGGAAGCGCAGCATCACCAGCGAATAGAGGTTCAGGTGGCGGCGGCGGTGCAGGGAATCAAGGTAACGGCGGTGCAGGAAGCTCCGGTATCGTAATTATCAAAATCAATCAATAACATGACTACAAAAGTTTATAAGTTTCTTGGAATCGACACAGCTATGCACCTTTTACGTCCAGGTGCAAAGTGGGAAATATCAAACAACGTCTTTACAAGGTGGGATGATCCACGGCCATGCCCTTCCATAGAAGAAGTGTATTGGGTCATTGACAAGATTCGTGAGTTTGAGGACAGCATCCCAACGATCTACACCGACGAGCAACTGAAAGAGATGGGCATAGCCAAAGAGGAATTTGAACGTGCAGTTGCATAACTTATTTCCCATCCCTGTAGGCTTTGCAGAGCTTGGCAGACCAATGAGCGATGAGGAGTTGTTCTTCATCCGAGAACTGCCGACACGACCCAACATGGGTAACACGACAAGCACGAATAACTTTGTACTGCGTGACCCTGCGCTAACGTCCCTGCGTTCGTTCATTGAAGATGCGGTGTCGGATTACTTCAAAAACACAGTCAATCCCAAGCACAATGTCAGCATGAGAGTTACCCAAAGCTGGTGTAACTACTCGGAGCCTGGGCAATATCACCACAAACATGCACATCCTAATAGCTATATCTCAGGTGTGTTTTATGTGCAGACTAACGCTGATGACAGGATTTACTTCTACCGTGATGGCTGGCAGCAGATCAAGTTCCCGCCTGAGCAGTGGAATCCGTACAACTCTGAAAGCTGGTGGTTTGAAGCCACTACTGGCAAGCTGATTCTGTTTCCATCGTCACTGACGCATATGGTTCCTGAAGTCAAAGGCGATGACACTCGGATTTCACTATCGTTTAATACCTTCCCAGTCGGTGTAGTCGGGGAAGAAATGGATTTAACTGGATTAAAGCTGGAGGCGTAATGGCTCACTTTGCCCGTATTGATGAAAATGGTGTGGTGCAACAAGTTGTCGTAGTGGATAACAAGGACACCTCTGATGCTTCTGGCGTAGAGAAAGAGCATATCGGTGCAGCGCATCTTGAGAAGATTCTTGGCGGCACTTGGAAGCAGACAAGCTACAACGGCAACATGCGTAAGAACTACGCAGGGATTGGCTATACCTACCGAGCAGATATAGACGCTTTCGTACCGCCTAAGCCTTTTGCCAGTTGGTTACTTAACGCAAACGCTCAGTGGGAAGCGCCTATTGCAATGCCTAACGATGGTCAGATGTATACTTGGGATGAGGCTTCAACCAATTGGGTGAAGTATGCCAGCCAAGAGTAAAGCACAGTTTCGGCTCATGAAAGCAGCCGAAAATAATCCTAAGTTTGCCAAGAAAGTAGGCATTCGACCTGATGTGGCTGCAGAGTTTACGCAGTCCAACGTGAAAGGGAAATCGTATGCGAAGCTTCCTGAACAGCTTAAAAACGGTGGTCCGAGCCTGGCGATTGGCCGTGGTGAAAAGCTTCCGGCAGATCAAGGCGCGGGTCTTACCGCCAAGGGCAGAGCGAAGTACAACCGAGAAACAGGATCAAACTTGAAGGCGCCACAGCCCCAAGGAGGGCCAAGGCGTGACTCGTTTTGTGCTCGTATGGGACCCATAGCGCGTAAGTCTGAGCCTGGCTCAAGAGCTAGGGCGTCCATGAAGCGCTGGAACTGCCCGTCATGGTAAAGGGCGAGTAAATGTCATATTCCGATACCTATGGCCAAGTCTTTCCAGTACAGACCATCATAGATCATGCTGCGAGGCGCTGTGGCAAGCTTGCTGAGGAGTTGACCAGCGAGCAATTGCTAACGGCCAGAGAGTCCTTGGGCTTTGTGCTGACCAATCTAATCAACATTGGCATCCAATATTGGGCTGTCAAGAAGGAAGTGATTGGCCTAACGCCAGAAAAATACATTTACACCCTGCCAGTAGGTGCTAATGACGCCTTGAATGTGCTTTATCGGACCATGACACGGCCTTCTGGCAGCTACTCAAGCAGTGCTGGCGGCAATGCAGCCTACGCAGGAGATGATGATGTTGATACCTACTGCCTGCAAACAAGCACTAATGGCAATATTTCGATCAATTTTGGTACGAGCAACCCGATTTATGCTGGGTCAATCGGTCTGCTCCCCTATGTTTCTGGTGGTGGAAGTGCCACATGGACTCTCACCCTTGAGTATTCGACCGATGGATCAACTTGGAACACCTTGTATGACATCGGA